ACTCGGCCTGCAGCCGATCGAGCGGCCAGGACGGGCGCAGCATGGCGGCGTTGTAGCCGCAGATCGCCTCCCAGCCCGCGAAGGGGTCGAGGCGGCCTTCGTGAACCAGGCGCACGTAATGGCCGATGGCGGCGCTGGCCCCCTGGAAGCGGGACCAGTCGTCGACAGCACCCTCGCGCACCGGCGTGGTGAGCACCGCGTCGATGCCGGGCTTCGAGGCTGCTGCGGTGAGGTCGCTGGCGAAGCCCACGCCGGGCAGCGGCGGCATCTCGGCGACCTTCTCGGCGAAATCCGCCAGGTCCACCTCGACGTCGCGATGTTCGCGGATCTGCACAAGGCGCTGGTGGCCGTGCTTGTGATAGACCGTGCCAGGCACTCGGATCGGCTGATGCGCCGAGCGGAAATGGGTGTCTCCTCCGACCTTCACCGCGATCTCTCCCCGCAGGCGGCAGAGGGTGGCGAGATCCTCTCCCTCAGCGGGTTCGGTCAGTTTCCACCAGACATGGAGCTTCGCGGCACCCTCGGGCGTCCGCCCGCCGCTCTCGATAATCAGCGTGGGCGCGCCGAGGTGGTGGGCGACATGGTCCAGCTTGGCCGGGATATCGCCCGCGTCGAGATCGACGACGATGGCCTGCATCTGCAGCACGTCGGCGGCGCGGGCCTGCCCCTGCTCGGCGACCGTGCCGGGGATGACATAGACGGCCGCCCCCTCGCGGTTCGCCCATCCGGCGAAGGTTGCGAGTTTCTCGGGCGCAGTTTCGTCGGCCGGGATCCAGATGTTGTGCGGCTTGCCGTCCCGGCCCTGACCCTTGTCGACGAAGCCGCGGAGCGGGATCAGCCCCTCGCACCAGCTGAACACGGTGTCGAGGAAGACGGCGATCTGCCCGGGGTCGGGATCGCAGCCGAAGGGGTTCTCGGACGGCGGCCCGTCGTTGAAGTCCGTCCAGGGGTTGAAGTGCAGGATGCCGTCGTTGCTCATGCCGGAAGCCCCCAGCAGCGATCGGACCACGGGCAGAAGCGGCATTCGAAGAAGTCGGGCGTGGTGGCGACGCGCGGCAGAAGCTCGCCCGCATCGGTCGCCTGCAGGATCCGCACGCCCCGGTCGGACATGCGCTGCGCGAGATCGGCGTCGAAGGGCACCAGCTCATGGTGCAGCTCGGCCGTGTCCTTGTTGATCGCGGTGAACACGGCGGGCGCGGCCGAGACGCCGGGCACGCTGGCTTCCATGTAGGCCTGATAGACGGCGACCTGGGCGGCATAGACCGGCTTCGACTTGGTCACGCCGTCCTTGACGCAGGCGCGCCAGTTCTTCGCGTTCATGGTCTTGCATTCCCACAGTGCGGGAACGGCGAGACCGAAGCCCTCGGGCCCGGCGGCGATGATGCCGTCGACATGACCGCGGATGCGCCCGCCCGCGACCGAGAAGCCGAACTGGCCGCCATCGGGCCGGTTGCCCTTACGGGTGTAGAGGTCGAAGCCCGCGCCGCGCAGCCAGGCGACGGCCAGATCCTCGAGCACGTGGCCGATGGTGAAGATGCGCAGCGACTGGCCGCTGAAGTTCTGGCCCTCGTCCTTCGGCGTCGCCGTGAACTCGAACTGCAGCGCACGCTCGCAGGCATGGCCGAGGCGCGAGCCACCGAGATAGTCGCGGGGTGGCCGCGTGGCCTGATCGGCGGTGAGCGCCTGATCGACGGCGGCGTTCACCCGGTCGGCGAAGCTGGGGCGGTGATTGTAATCGAGGGTCAAAACGGCACCTCCGGCGTCTGCGCCCGGGCGATGTCGGACATGGCCTCGCGAAAGCCCTCGACGGCTTCCTCGATCAGCGCGCGCACCTGCGCCTCGGTCAGATTGGAAAGCGGAGTAGCCCAGCCGATCTCGTCCATCAGCAGCGCCACGCGCTTCATGGTGGCGGTGATCGCGGCGCGCTCCTCCTCGGTCAGGTCAACCATGGCGAAACGCTCCCTGGCCAAGCGCGTCCAGAAGGACTGGCAGGGCATCGAGCAGAACCAGACCGATGGCCGGGGTCGCCCCGTGCGCGGACGCGCACGTTTCGATGATTTTGGCGGCAAAGCCGCCGGGCGGTGCGGATCGAACCAGCCAAAACCACGGGTGGGTTGCCGGCAGACAGCACAGAGCGTTCCACGCGGATGCCAGAGCCGCCGCCGGTCCTCGGCCGTGATGGGGGTGGATGTGGACATGGGTCATGCCGCCCTCCGTTCGGGCCGGGCGGCCGTGTCGATCAGCTGCCGGATGGCGCGCTTGTTGAAGCCGAAGGTCATCAGCGCGGAGGCGCGGTAGCGCGTCAGGCCGAAGTCATGGCGGCACTCGGGCGGCAGGTACTGCAGCTGCTTTTCGGTCGGCGGCTGGCGCAGCCAGGACCGGGTCTTGAAGGCGCTTTCGTCGGTCTCGTGGGTGTTCAGCCAGTCGTCGGCCTGCGCGAGGCAGACCGTGCGCTCGCCGACGCCGAGCAGATGCGGGCGTTCGCCTTTGGCCCCGCCGATTGCGTACCAGACCCAGTCCAGCCAGAAGATGCCGCTCCAGGCCGCGAAGCCCGTGGCCATCAGCGCGTCGTCCGTGCCGTAGAGGTCGACCCACGCGAAGCTGGACCGCTTCAGCAGGTCGATCTCGGTCATCATGAAGCCCGAGAGCGGCGCGGCGGCCCCGCCTTCACCGACCTCTTCGTCCTCCCGCGGAAAAGCCTCACCGCAGAGCGGGCATTCGGTGGCGGCCAGCGGGATGTCGGCGCCGCAGCCGGGGCAGGATTTCGTCGGGGCTTCACCAGCCTCGGCCTTGCCGTCGAGATCGACATCCTGTTCCAGCGTACCGTGGATCAGGCTGGAGGTGCCGAAATCCAGCACGACGCAGTCGGTCTTGACGATGCCCGGATGTTCCTCGGGGTCGACGGTACGCAGCCCGCGCCCGACCATCTGGATCATGGTGGACTTGTAGGAACTGGGCCGCAGCAGCACGACGCAGGAGGTGGGCGGATGGTCCCAGCCCTCCGTCAGCACCGCCACGTTGACGATGACGCGGATGTCGCCCGCCGCGTAGTCGGCGAGGATCGAATTGCGGGTCTCGGCCGCCAGATCGCCGTGGATCAGCGCGGCGGAAACGCCCGCCGCCCTGAAGGCGTCGGTGACGTGTTCGGCATGGGCGACGGTGGAGCAGAACACCACGGTCTGCCGGTCGCCCGCCTTCTCCTTCCAGTGGCGGATCACCTCGTCGGTGACGGGGGCGCGGTCCATGATGCCCGCGACCTCCGCCATGTCAAAATCCGACATGGTCTTGCGGACCGAGCGCAACTCGTCTTGGACACCGACATCGATGACGAAGGTGCGCGGCGGAACGAGGTGGCCAGAGGCGATCAACTCGCCCAGACGCACCTGGTCGGCGACATTGTCGAAGACCTCGCGCAGACCCTTCCTGTCGCCCCGGTTCGGCGTCGCCGTGACCCCGAAGATGCGGGCGTCGGGATTGGCTTCGCGCACCCGGTCAATGATGCGGCGGTAGCTGTCGGCGACCGCATGGTGCGCCTCGTCCACGACCAGCAGGTCGAGGCGCGGCATGTCCGCGAGGTTCGAGGCGCGCGCCAGCGTCGGCACCATGGCGAAGGCGACCTGGCTGTTCCAGGATTTCTCGGTGGCGTCGATCACCGATGTGGCGACGCCCGGCACCACGCGCTGGAACTTGGCGCGGTTCTGCGCAGTCAGCTCGTCGCGATGGGCGAGCACGCAGGCCTTCGCGCCGTCGCCGATCATCTCGCCGGTGACCGCCGAGAGCATGATGGTCTTGCCAGCACCCGTGGGCGCCACGCCCAGCGTGTTGCCGCGGGAGGCGAGCGCAGCCACGCTGCGCTCGACGAAGGTCTTCTGGCGGGGGCGAAGGCGCATGGCCGGTCTCCCCCTTACTGCGCCCAGCTCGGCCGACCGGCGGCGCCGGGGGCGGAAGCGGGCTGGCTGGGCTGGGTGGCCGTGGTGGGCTGCTGCGCGGCGTGGCCCTGCGCCGGGGCGGCGGTGAACTGCGGCGCGACCGTGCCCATCAGCGCGGCGTAGTCGCGATGATCGGGGGTGACGGCAGCGCGGATCTCGTTCTTGTCCTCGCCGTTGGTGTCGGTGCCGATGTCGATGCGGGCGATGAACTCGACGCCGTCGAGATCGCCGAAGCCGTTGATGCGGCGGCGCGCCTGCGCCTCGGGCGAGTTGTCCTTGTCGGACACGCCGCGCGCCGAGTTGAGGACGCCGCGGATCAACCCGCGCCCCATGTTCGCCCAGTCCGGGCCCTTCGGGCTGTAGAGGCCGATCAGCGACCAGACCTTGCGCCGGGCGTAGGGCCCTTCGAGCACGGTATATTCGGCGTCCAGGTAGACGGCGCCGTTGGCGGCGCGGCGCGCCCAGCCGCCGGTCCAGCCCTGCGAGGGGTCGTCGAAGCCGCCGGGGCGGAGCGTCAGGCGCACCTTGGCGAGCGTGCCCTTCGGGATGACGTTTGTGTTGGACTGCGCGGAGTTGAAGTCGTTCCAAGGTCCGGACATTGCGCGGCTCCTTTCAGTTGGAGGATGGGACGCGCAGCGGCGTCAGTGGGGAAAAGCCACCCCGGCGACCGGATCGGGACACCGGGCATGGCGAGAGGCGCTCAGCCATGGCCGGCCTCCTGCGCGGGGGCGGGATCGGCCGGGGTCACCGGCGGCCAGGTCAGGCGTTCGGAGGCTGGCGCCGCGGGGCGCTGGATCTTCTCCATCAGCCTTCCGAGATGCGGGGCCTCGACCCTGTCGAGGCGGCCCGAGCGGTCCTTTGCCGGAAAGCCCCAGGGGTTCAGCGTCTGGCAGACGAAGGCGCGCTGCGGCTGGCCGCCCGGGTCCGGGATGTCGGCCATGGTGATGACCTGATCCACGATGCCCGGCAGCTCGAGCCCGGTCTTCGATCCGTCGATCTGCGGCTGGAAGACCTTGCGATTGAAGTCGTCGAGCCGCTCGTCAAGGATGCCGACGAACCAGACATGCTTGCCGCGCGTGTGCTGCAGGTGGGTCAGCCACCCGATCATCTCGCGACCATGCAGCCCGTAGGCGCCGCGGATGTCGGGCTTGCCGGTTTTCTCTGAGAACGCCTCGGGCTGGCCGCGGCACCACTGGAAGCATAGCCGCCCGGCCACGGTGATCGAGTCGATGAAGACTGACTCGTACTTCCCAATTACGGTGGGGTCGCCGTAGCGGCCGCAGACCTCGTCGAAATGCGCCTGGCTGTACGGCTGGTCCTCGCGCAGCGCCGGGTTCGGCCCGCCGATGAACACCGCGAAATCCCGGCATTCCTTCCAGGTGCGGGGCCGGAGCGTGTCGATCTCCAGCCCCTCGACCGCCAGATCGCCGGCCTCGAGATCGAGAAAGAGCGTGGTCGAGGCGTTCAGCGTCCAGAGCAGGCTGGTCTTACCGATGCCGGACCGGCCGAAGATGACGCCCTTGATGCCCTTGCGTTGCGCGAGCCGTTCGTCGGCGCCGATGATGGGAAGGGTCATCACTTGCCCTCCTTCTTCATCACCGCCGTGGCGGCGCGTTCGGCGCCGATGCACCCCGCCTCGCGGGCGAGCTTGTAGAGCCGCTTCAGCGCATCGGCGCGGCGGTAGGCCACCGTGCTCTCACGCTCCGCCTCTACGATCGCGAAGGCGATCTCGTCGACGCTGGCCTCCACGACCGGCAGCGGCTCGCGTGGCTCGTCACCGGGGCGCTGTGGGAGGGAGATGGTCTCCGGGAGGTCTTCGAGGGCGTAGCTCGCCTTGCGAAGACGGGTGATGTCGTCCGGCTGGTCCGGCATGGCAGTTCTCCGTAAGATGAGGTGATCGAGGAGGCGCATCACGCGGCCTCGCGGACGTCGGGCGCGGGCTCGGCGACGTAGATCGCCAGCAGCGGCGTCCCGTCGGCATGGGCGCCGGCGTCCTCGATCTGATAGTTGCGGTTGGGCTCGCAGACCTCGGTCAGCTCCCAGCGGCGATAGAGCCCCGGAAGACGCCTGAAATCCTCGAGCGACAGATCGGCAGTGCGGTTCATGCGTGTCTGCTTTCGGTTGGAGGGAAGGCGCTCGGGGCGCTCGAATGGGAAAAGCCACCGGCGGGACCGGATCGGGACATCGGCTCAGGGGATTTCCTCGAGGGCGTCGTGCAGCCGACGCATGGCGCGCTGGTACCGCTTGCGAGCGGCGGCCTCGGTCAGGCCCAGTTCGACGGCCACCTCGGCTTGCGAGAAGCCCTCGATCGCCACGCGGATCACCAGCAGGGCGTCATCGCCGAGCAGCTTCCGCACGGCCCCGTTCAGCCGCGCGTACCCGGCCGCGCCGATCCCGCTGTCGCCGCTGTCCACCACCTCGTCGGGATCGGCGCTGCTGGCGAGATGTTCGCGCGCCGTGTCGCGCCGGCGCATGCGGATCATGTCGCGCTCGACGTTGCGCAGGACCGTGGCCGCGATCCAGTTGACGCGCCCGAGGTCGAGGCCGCGGACCGCCTCGGTGGTGCGCGCCAGCACGTCGGACGCGACCTCGTCGGCGGTGCCGAGCCTGCGCCAGATTGACCGGCGCCGGATGGCGTCGAGGCCGGGCCAGAGCGCCAGCAACAGCATTGTCAGGGCGCAGTCGGACGCGGGCCCGTCGCCCTGCGCCGCCCCGACCAGCGCAGAGAGGATCACGTTCTTCCGGGCCGGATCGCCGGTCGTGCGGTGCAGCCCGTCCAGCAGGGCCACCGGGTCCCGGAACGGCGCAAGGTCGGCCTGTTCACGCCGGACGGCGTCGAAACTGCGCTGGAAGTGAAGGTTCGTGGATGAATGCATGAGGTGATCACGGATCTCGTGCCACGCGAAGGACATCGGACGCCTGCCTTGCGGCCAGGCGTCCGGCGCCTTCTCGTGGCCAGGTCAGGACGTCGCGCGTCTCTGCGATTTCAGGGGGTTGGGTGAATGCGCGCGTCAGCGCGCGGGTGCGGTCGCGTTGTTCAGCGTGCCGCAGCCGCGGCAGGTGGCCTGAACCGGAAAGCCCACGAGATACTCGTGCCCCCGCGCGAAGCGCAGGTGCATGCGGCTGTCCCGGCAGACGCCGAGCAGCTTGTCACAGCGCGTGCAGCGCCATTCCGCATTGGAGGTGGTGGGCTTGGTCGTCGCGGTGCCGGACCAGCTCGTCGGGGCTGCCTGGCGCGAGGGGAAGGGAGTCGGCATGGAAGTGCTCCTCTATGTGGAGCCCTTCCAGTAATCAGCGGTTTGTTAGACCGTCTCCCGCCGCATGTTAGACCGCTGTTAGACGGTCACTTCCTCGGTTGGCTCGGCCACGGCTTCGGTCGGCTGCGCAGTGAGTAGCAGTCGCCAATATCCGTTCTTCGCACCCTTGCCGATATAGACGTCCCGGATGCTGTCCCAGGTCTCCTTCCGGAACGCTTGCTGGGGGCTTCTGGACTCGAAGCCTTCCATCAGCGCCTTGACCTGAACGTCGGGATTGCCTTTCCCGGCTGCGACCACCAGGCGCTCGAAGATCGTCAACTGATCGTTCCCAGCGAGGTGAAGCGGCTCCCTGCCAGGAATGAACAGCGTGCCGGACTGCTTGCCTGTCCGAACCACCCGCGGCGACACGCCCCCGCGTGCGAGTGAAAGACCGTCTCGGTACGCGAGTTCTATTCCGTCGCGCGCGAACAGCATTTCCTCGTCCGCCGATGCGAGATGGGACAGCAGCGGCATGACGACGTTAGGCCCAAGATGTGACGGCATCTCCTCGCTCGCGGCGAAGACGATGCCCACCCCAGCGGTGCCCCGCGCGCGCAACATCAGATCCAGTCTCTGCGCCGCTTTGGGATCATTGAGCCGCCGGGCGAAATAGACGGGCACATCTGCCTCATCGATCTGGATGGCGCCGACGAGGGTCAGGTCCGGGTCCAGGATCTGGGCCGCCCGCTTGCTCAGCAGCGGCTTCATCAGGCGCATGAGCGTCTCGTGAAGCCACTGAGCGTTGATCGCGAACATCTCGACATCCGATGCGGGTCGCTTACCGACATCTTCGCCGAAAGGACCGACAGCCTGGATCATGCCTTCGGTCGCCGACGGCTTCACCGCGCCTTCCCCGTCGACGTCGTCGTCCTCAATGAGAACCACGTCCTGACGGTCGCGGCGCTCAAGTAGGCCGCCTTCGATGAGACGCTTCGGATCAAGCCCGAGTTCCAGCAGATAACTTCCGCTGACCTCGTCCTCGATGCGATCGTGGAGTTGAACAAGCCGGGGAAATATCGCGCGAAGGTCATCATGCGCGATTTGCCTGAACGCGCTCAGGATTCCCCATTCCTTGAGCAGCGCAAAGCCGAGGCTGCGTTCCTCCGGATCGGGCTTGCTCTGCAGGTTGCAGCTCTTCGTGCCCGCAATCGTGATATTGAGAGTCCGCTGCTTCTCATCGCCGATCAGGTTGTAGGCCACCGCGATGGTGATCCGGCTGAACGCTTCGGCGCGCCGAAAGATGTTCCGCGCCCCGAGATATCGGTCGGCAACCTCCTGGATGTCATCGTCGACCGTCACCTTGAGCTGAAGCTTTCGGCGCCAGGTTCCCAGCCGGATCTCGGCTTCGATGACGCGCGCAAACTCGAACGCGTACCCTTCGATCTCAGGGGGCTGCAGGAGAAGCGAAGAGCGGAAGCGCGAGAGATTATAGCGCTTCCAGGTCAGCGGCTTCTGGGAGATGTCGTGACCGAGCGCAACTTCGGCGAAGGAGTCGCTGACCGTCTGCCGCACCACGGGGCTGTCCGCGCAGACCTCAATCTGCCGCATCGAGGGCGTGTAGATCAACGTCGCCTCGTTCGGCGGGCGGTAGTAGATGGTTCCCCGCCGTCCGTCTTGCCGGTGATCGTAGACGCTCGAAAGCGGGCCACCGTGCCGGACGATCAGCATGATGGACGCAGGGTGCGTATCGGTGGCAGGCAGATCGAGCGCCTTGACCGTGCAGGATATCTCGGGCTTCAACTCGAGCATGCCCTTGATCTTGGACGCCAGCGCCTTTTCGTCGATGGCCGCCGCGTCGAGGGCTACCTGGTTCTCCAGTTCGACCTCGAAGGCGTCGTAGAGCTTGCCGTGGTCGCGGAACTGTCGGGCGAAGTGAAAGCTCTCCGCATCCTCGAAGGTTTCGCGTTCATGGAGATATGCCCAGATGCTTCTGCAGAGCTCATCTGGCTGCCGGTGAAACTCCTGCGACCGTGTCTCATCGAGTTGTTGCTCGACAATGGTGGTGAGCGAGGTGACGCCCTTTTTCTCGGCGAGGGCCCGGATCCTTCGTGATCGATGCTCAGCAGGCCCCAGGTCATCGCGGTCGAAATCCGACAGCGTCTCGACAAGTGCTTGCCGAAACGCCTCGACCGCTTCTTCGTCGGCGAGGTCCGGAACGTCCTCGGGCAGCTTGAATTCCGGCTCATTGTCGCCCTCGCGCACGGCAAGGGCAGCTCGGGCGAGGTCGACGCGCGCATCCTCGATCAGCGCCAGAACATGCGGACCGATCGGGGATGCTTTGCGCGCCATGAACTCACCTCAATGAACTACTGCTCTCGATTGATTCAACCTGCGATGATCATGGACAAATCCGTGATCGGCAAGCCCTGATGTTCTCTCCCTGTTCGCATTTCCGCATCCCGTTCCGCTGAGATGTCCCACCTCGGACGGCTGGGTGGCTTTTGATCGGTAGCACACCATCAAACACGGCCACCGAGACATGAACCGCCCCAATCCGCTACCTGCCGACCAGATGACCGCCGCCGAGCGCCGCAGTGAGCTATGTGGCCTGCTGGCGCTCGGGCTGGTTCGGCTGCTCGGGCAGGATGGCCGCGAAGTATCTGACAATACTGGAGAACGTTGCCTACACTATCCCGACGACCAATGCCGTCATGCAACTCCAACTCACCGGAGAAACGCATGACGAAGCCCGATCCCATCCCCGCGCGCCTGGCCGCGCTGAAGTCCATGTCCGTCACCCAGCTGAAATCAGAATGGCAGACGATCTTTGCCACGGCCGCGCCGAACAACAGCCGAGCTTTCCTCGAGACCCGGTTGGCCTACCGCATCCAGGAGATCACGTATGGAGGCCCTGATCGCGAAACACGGCGCATGCTGGACCTGCTGGCCGACGAGGTCAGCGGCACCCTGACGCGCAAGAGCCAGATCGCCGATCCTCGCAATCCGGTGGTCGGCACGAGGCTGATCCGAGAATGGAACGGGGTCGAGCACACGATCACGGTCCTGCGGGACGGGTTCGAGTGGCAGGGCCGCCCCTACAAATCCTTGTCCGCGATTGCGCGGGCGATCACCGGGACGCGCTGGAATGGCTACCGCTTCTTCGGGTTGCGCGAACGAAAGCGGGGGAATGATTGATGGATCAGCGCGTAAATCCAGTCCGCCGCCAACGTTGCGCCATCTACACGCGCAAGTCGTCCGAGGAAGGGCTGGAGCAGGAGTTCAACAGCCTGCACGCCCAGCGAGAGGCCTGCGAGGCCTTCATCGCCAGCCAGCGTTCCGAAGGCTGGGTGCTGGTCCGCGATCAGTATGACGATGGCGGCATCTCGGGCGGGACGCTGGAACGGCCCGGCCTCAAGTTACTTCTGGCCGACATCGAAGACGGCCTGATCGATGTGGTGGTGGTCTACAAGATCGACCGCCTGTCGCGGTCGCTGATGGACTTCTCGAAGCTGGTCGAGGTCTTTGACCGCAACGGCGTGACTTTCGTCTCGGTCACGCAGTCCTTCAACACCACCACCTCCATGGGGCGGCTGACGCTGAACATCCTGCTCAGCTTCGCGCAGTTCGAGCGCGAGGTCACGGCCGAGCGCATCCGCGACAAGGT